CAAGACCGGCATGGCCGCCGATCCGGCGGGGGTGTAGCCCCCGGCGCCGCCGCCGCCGCCGGTCGAGGAGTTCAGCCAGGCGCGGATGTCGTAGAACGGTCCCTGGATGTCCTGCATGCGCGCCGGCGCGCCGCCGGTCAGGTTGTCGGGGTTGCCCGACGTGTAGTCGAACGGCATCGGCTACCTCACTGAGGGTTCGCGAATCTCGCGGAGGTGGCGGGCGACCCTGTGCACCGACCACGACTCCGACTGCGGGGAGTTGGAGAACTGCGTGGAGAAGACGGTTCCGCGCACGGCGTAGCGCACCAGCGCGTCACTGATCTGTCCGCCGCCGGGCCACTTGCCGGCCTGCAGCGCGATCCAGTCGTTCCATGTGCCGTCGCCGTCGCGCGGCCAGGTGCCCAGCAGGCCGAGGACGGTGTCGAGGTTGGCGCGCTGAACCTGGTTGAAGTCGACCGAGAACGACACCATCACCGCGCCCGAGCCCCACACCTTGGTTTCGCGCAGCGTCATCGCCTGGCTCGAGCCGTAGTCGCCCCACCCGGAGCGCCAGCGCGAGGTGATGCGCTGCCCGCGGTCGAGCGTGGCGCCGGGGACCTGGCGGCCGATGCGGTTCGGGCCGCTCGAGTAGCCGAAGGTGACTACCGGTTGCACGTCGGGCCGAAACGACGCGAACGCGGAGGCGGGCACGTCGAGCAGCGACCACCAGTTGTGCTGGGTGTCGTAGGTCAGGACGCGGTCGTTGAACGTCCCCTCCGCGGTGGGCACCGCGAGGTAGAGACGCTCCATGTGCCAGAGCATGCGCGGCAGGTCCAGCCGCGCGAGGTTGATCGGCCGCGACTGGAAGTACACCTCGGGGTCCTGCGTCCACATCGGGCTGACGATGTCCGACAGCAGGACGGGGTCGCCGCCGCTGGTTCGGTACACCCCGCGGCGGTTCATGAAGTAGACGCCGTCGCGGCCGATCGCGACCGCCTGCTTGGAGGCCAGCCCGATCGCGTTGACCACCTCGCGGTACTGAAAGGTGGGGGTCGAGTCGAGGTTGGTGCCCTCACCCCATAGCACGAAGAACTTGGTCTCCTTGAAGATGAAGACGAGCTCGCGCCAGGTGACGGCGGCCATGATCTGCTCGCCGTCGCCGGGGGTCAGGTCGATGTAGTTCTGCCCGCGGGCGGGGATGTTGTTGGCGGGGTCGCCGTCCCAGCCGTCGGTCTCCCATTCCTCCGGCTTGCCGGGGTTGGAGAACCAGACCCTCGAGGGGTTGGTCTGGGCGCCGCCGGGCCCGGCGTCGGTCTGGGTGCCGAACGCGGTGGCGATGAGACGGTTGTTGGCGTTGGTGGCCGAGGTGCCGCCGGCGGCCGCGGCGGTGATCGCGATCGCGCCGGCGCGGGGCATCGGTCTGCCGCCGGCGCCGTCGACGGTGGCCAGCACCGTGCCGTCCGCCCACGAACTGCCGTCCCAGCGGGCGACGGGGTCGGCGCCGTTGGCGCAGTACAGGTACTCGTGCAGCGGGTCGCCGAAGCGCGCGAACACCCACGGCCCGGCGTTGGGGCGCGGCAGCGAGGTGAGCGGGTCGCCGGCGTTGGAGACCGCCTGCAGCACACTGCCGCAGCCGGCGATCAGCTGGCGGGTGCCGTCGGCCTTGTAAAACGGCGACAGGCTGTTGACGCGCTCGCCGAGGTCGGAGGTGGTCAGGTCGTTGTAGCCGTCGCGTTGGCGGATCGCCCCGCGGTCACCGAAGGTGACGTTGAGCAGGTCGATGGCCTCGCGATCGCCGACGGCGTCGGCCTTGTCACGCAGGTTCAGGCCGCCCGAGAAGTCCTTGTAGTCGAACGGCTTGTAGCCGTTGATGTAGGCGGCGGTGGCCATCGTCAGTCGTCTTCGGACGGCGACCGGTAGGCGATGAGCGCGGCGTGCTGGCGGTTGGTGGTCTCGTAGCGCTCGATGACCTGCATTAGGCGGGTGCCGATGTCGGCCATCAGCGCCTGCGCGCCGGTGAAGTTGTCGGAGTCCTTGTAGGCCTGCACGACGGCGAGGTCCAGCCAGATCGGCTGGTAGCGCGTCGGGATCAGCGGCGACTGGTCGTCGGCGATGAGCTCAGGGGACTCGGCGGTGCAGTAGACAGTGATGTCGCTGCCGTCGACCGGCCAGGTGTGAATGATGTTGGGGCCCTCGAGCCACCAGTAGACCGGCACGCCGGTCGCGTCGATGTCGGTGCCGTCCTGGGCGACGATGCGGAAGTCCAGTGCGTAGAGCTCGTCGTCGCCGTGTTTGACCGACCGCACATACTTGAGGTCGGTGATGGTCAGCGGCGGCGGGCCGACCACCGCTTTCTGGGGAAGCCACGGAAACGGCCACGCGTCCTCGAACGCGTTGCGCGCGTTGTTGAGCATGAAGTTCATGCGCGCGGCGCTCAGGTAGTCAAACCCGCGCCCGGCGAGCTCTGCGCGTGCCTCAGAGAGGGTCATTTGCGGCGCTTCTTTCGCCTCTCGCCGCGTGCCCTATTCCCATTGGGCTGTGAGTTCTGGGTCCAATCGCCGTGCATCGAGACGGAGGTGCGCGTATAGGCATTGACCAGTTCGCGCAGGTGGTCGCGGCGTTCCTCGTTGTTGTTGGCCTGCTCGCGGTCGTTGGCGGCCTTCTCGCCGCGCTTGATCTCCTCCCAGCGCTCCCAGTTGCGCCGCTCCTTGGCGTTGCCGGCGGCGATCTTCTCGAGCACCCTCGAGGTCGGCTCGACGAACTCGCCGTTGGGGCCCTCGATGACGGTGATCGAGATCGGCGCCGAGGACTCCGAGCCCTTGTCCTCGAGCAGGTGGTAGTAGCCGGGTTTCATGGGCACCCCGAGCACCACCTGATCGCGGGCGCGGACGAGCAGCAAATGGCGGTTGACGCGCTGGACGGCCATCGCGAGCTCGAGCAGGTGGCGTGACCCCTCGAGGTCGATGGACGCCATCACGTCGGCGCGGTAGCTGAGGGTGCGTTGCGCGAGCTCGCGCGCGACGCGCGGCGGCAGAAACAGTTGTGCCATCCGCCTCCGTTCGGGTAGAAGGATGCGGAGCGCCGGGGTGGGGCTTTGGAGAGGACCCCCCGGCGCGTCCTGACTACTTGAGGGCGAGCGCGGCGGCCTGCGTGTTGCGCCGCTGGCAGCCGAACTGCAGCGGGTAGACGAGACCATCGACGAACTGGGTGGTGCCCTGCTTCCAGCGGGTCTGGCCGCCGGCGCCTTCGATGTCCGACGCCCAGGTCGGCTTTTCGATCGCCGACGTGATCTTGATGAGATCGCTCAGCGTGAGCTGATACCAGTCGGTGTCGAGAATGTCGGCGTACGCGTCGACGCTCATCCCGTTCCACCTGGGGCCCGAGACGTTGCCGGCGGCGAGGTTGCCGTCACCGGAGAATTCGACCTGGTTTTGCAGCAGCGAATAGAAATTGGCCTGCTGCTTGTAGCCGGTCCACACGGCGGTGCCCGGCTCGTTGGAGTTCTGCAGGATCTGGCGCTGCAGGTTCAGCGGCAGGTCCAGCGAGAACGTGGTCGTGGTGGTGTCCTGCGCCGCCCCGCGCCAATACTCCTGACCGGCGGTCGCGGGGTTCAGGCCGCCGAGCGCGCCGGTGCCGGTGATCTGGCGCAGGCCGTTGAGCTCGGGGTTGGGGACCGACGTCGGCACCGAGTTGGGGTTGGGGATGTAGACGAAATGCGTTCCCGCGGTCGGCGCGATCGCGGTGCCCAGCGTGATGGTCGGCGCCGCCGGGTTGGTGTAGCTGACCGACACGATCGACGCGTCGGCGATCAGCGCGTCGGTGTCGGCGGTGGTGCCGACGTCAACCGGCATGTTCGGGAACAGCCAGCCGCGGACCAGTGCCGAGTAGCCGTAGGTGGCGCCCTCGGAGGCGGCGGCGGTGAGCGGGACGACGACGTTGGAGGTGGCGGTGCCGCAGGCGGCGACGATGCCGTCACCGTTGGTGACCACCATCCGGGTCATCTGATGCTTGGTGTTCTCGATGGCGCCTTCGATCTCGAGATCCTTGGCGCCGACCACCGACTGTGCGCTCTGGCCGGAGGCCTGCGCGATCGCGGAGGTGTCCAGTGCGATCTGGAACCAGCTGTAGACCAGGGTCCACAGCGCCTGGGCGACCGGCTGGTTGATCGGCGGGTTGAGGACGCCGCCACCGGCGCCGACGGTGGTGAACGCGCCGGAGCGTCCCGGCCACACCGGGGTCTGGGCCTGGCGGCCGATCATGGTGCCGCGCAGCGCTTCGATTCGTCCCAGCGGGGCGTTTCGATCCTCGAACTGCTTGATCATTCGGTTGGATGTCCAAGCCTCCTTGAGAGCCTTGTCCATCGTCACCGCGGTTTGAGGCATGGGTCCTCCTGAGAGGTTGCGGCCCCGCCTCGAGCCGCCTACGCCTGGTCGCCCTCCTCCATACGGCGGACGATCCAATCGACGCGTTCCTGGCGGTTATCGAGGTTCGGGGCTTCTGTGCCGGACTGCCCGTCAGGAGGGATGCGCGGCGCGGAGCGCTTGCTCTGCGCCCACGCCTTCTGGCGCTCGTCCTCACGCGTGTTGAACTCCTGGTATGCGGCCTGGATGTCCGGCAAGGGGCGGTCGAACTCCGGGTCGTAAACCGGGGGCAGTGCGTGCAGGGCGTACGCCAAGATCCAGTTGCCGTCCTTCTCGGTGACGCCCAAACCGCCGAGCTTGGCATCGAAGATTTGACGTAACGACATCGCGTCTTCGGTGTCGGCTTCGCGTTGGTCGCGCTGCGAGAGAGACTGCTCGATGCGGTCGAGCCGGTTGTTCACCGGCGCGAACGGATCTTCTGACTGGGACTCCTCCTCTGCGAGCTCGAGACCGAGCGCTTCCGCCGCCTGGCGTCGAGTGTCCGCGTCCTCTGCGGTGAGCAGAAGGTCATACCAGCTCTCGCGCTCGCGGTAGGTCGCGAGCTCCTGAGTGGTGCGGGTGTACTCGGGTTGCAGATTGCCGTAGCGGTCTTCGGCCGCTAGGGCTCTGGCCTGCCAGTCGACCTGCTCGGTCGTGCCGGCGCTCCCCTCGGGGCCGGCAACAGCAGGGGTGTCCTGCGCCTCGAGGGCGCTCGGGGCCTGCTCACCCATGCGGGTGCTCCTTTCTGTCACCGGGTGGCGTTGGCCGTGTCCGGTGGTGGTCGGGGTGCCTTACGGCGTGTCCCGTTATTGCGAAGTCGGTACTACTGCGGGCCGGCCTGGTCTCCCTGGCCAGGTCCGGTGCCCGGCGTGTTCTGGCCGGAGGCGGGCATGCCGGCCGCGTTGGGCAGCGACGGCGGTGCCGGTGGACCCTGGGGTGCGGCGGCGTTGCCCATCCCCAGGCTCTGAGCCATCGCCTGCTGACGCTGCGCGGCCTGGGCGGCTTTCTGGTCCTGCAGCTGCTCGAGCCCCGCCCACATGAGCTTGGCGACCTCCGCGCGCTCGGGGTGCGCGGCGGCGACGAGCTCGAAGTCCTGAGTTTTCAGCCACAGCGACAGCTGCTGCTGCCAGACACGGATGTTGTCCCAGTCGTTGGGCATCCACATCGGCACTTCCTGCGGGATCTTCTGGGTGGCCGGCTGCCCGGTCGTCGGGTCGATCGGCACCTGCCCGGTCATCGGGTCCGGCGCCACCGGAACATCGATGAGCTCCTCGCGGGTCGGCATGTCCATCACGGTGCCGTCGCGGATCTTGTTGATGATCCGGTTGACCTTGGCGACGTCCTGGTCGTAACCCTCGGTGATCTTCTCGGCCTGCGCCCCCTCGATGGCGGCCATCGCCTGCTCACCGGTGATCCACATCATCGACGCGTAATACTGGACCTTGGCCATGATCTGATTGCGGGTCAGGTACTCGAGGCTGCCGGGGAAGACGCGGACGTTGGTCTGGCCCATGAGGTGGGCGCCCTTGAAGTCCTTGATCGACTCCCAGCCCATGCGTCCGCGGATCTGCAGGGTCCTGGGCTCGGTGTAGTAGCTGGCCACCAGCAGCAGGCAGTGGCGCATCACCCGGCTGTGCCATTCGGCGAAATCGCCGATGAACGACTGCCAGCGCGCCATCGACTGTTCGATGACCGCCTGGGTGGTGCGGGCGGCGACATTGGACTCGGCCTGCACGTCCTCGTAGGACGCCACCCGGCTCATCTGTTCGATGATGAGGTTGAAGACCTGCAGCAGCGCGTTGAGGATCTGCGCCGACGGCGGTTGCTCCCAGTCGGGTTTCTCGCCGTTGGGCGACAGCTTGTAGTAGCGGACCGCGTTGGGGACGTCGTCGGGCGGGGTGATGAGCGAGTTGACCGGGGCGGTCATCTGCAGCTGCAGCCCGCGGTTCTTGTACTCGAGCATCTTGTTGACGCAGTCCTGCGCGGAGCGCTGGAAGTCGATGAGCTGCCAGACCAGCCCCAGGTCGTCGTCGTCGTCGGGGTCGTGGGTGTAGACGAGCCGGTGGATGAGCGGCTCGTCGAGCACCGTCCCGTCGGGGTCCTTGAGCGGGTAGTCCTGCCAGAAGTATTCGTTGCGCGGGTCGATGCGCCGCGCGTCGACGATCACCCTGCCGTTGGCGATGGTCAGCCAGCGGCCGCGCGGCCAGTCCGGGCACGGCCGTTCGTAGACCTCGGTGGTCATCACCATGTTGTCGGACGGCTGGACGTCGGTGGGGATGTCCGACGTCGCCGCGTCGGCGGTCAGGCGGCCGCCGACGTAGCCGGGGGTGCGCATCACCTCGTCGATGAGGCGGGCGCGTTCGACCGCCCACCACGGCGATCTCTCAAAGTCGACGCCGGACTCCCAGTAGCACTCGTTGCCGTTGAGCACGAGCAGGCGGATGTCGCCCTGACCGATCCAGTCGCCGTCGACCTGC